TATCCACAGGGTTATCCACAGGCTGTGCATTACTCCATGGACTATCCCTGATTGTGTAGTGCATGACCCAATGGCCAGCGGCGTTCTGCTCGCTGTGCCGTGTGACGTAGCCGACGTTGATCAGTTCACGCAATGCGGTCCTGATGGCGTCCCTGCCTTCCTTGCCTGCTGCTGCGATGCGCTCGCTGGACGTTTCCCAATCCCCGGGCTGCGACAACAGGTAGAGCAGGACACCACGCGCACGGAATGAAAGGTGATCATCGCGCACCACATCGTTGCTGATGATGCTGAAGTTGTGCGTTGGCTTGCGGCTGTGAATGATCATGGTGCCTTCCTACTCAACCGCTTCATCACATACATCAGATCGTCCGGGCGCCATAGGTGGTACTCCCCACCTGCCGCCTTGATGGTGTCCCGCCACTTGATCTGCTCCGGGCGTAGTCGCCCTGTCTCCGCCTTCAGTTCGGCAAACACAACGCCCTTGGTTCTGTGGGCCAAGACCAAATCGGGGAAGCCCACATCTCCGGTTATCGCCGTCATCCAGCGATCCCCAACCTTTGCTGGTCGTGAGTGCTGCACCATCCAACCGAACGTGGCGGCCAGTTGCACAACCTGCGCTTGGAATTCCGCCTCACTCTGCTTCTGGCTTGGCACCCAATTCCTCCTGTAACTGCACCAACACGGCGCGTGATTTCAGGGACGCTTCGATTGCCTTTACCTTGACGGGCGTCAGTTCTTGGAAGCGGGCGACGTTATGAACGGCTAGGGCTCCATTCACGGTTTCCTTGCCGTACTCCTCAACAAGTGCGTCGTATACCGCCTGACCATTGGCCTTACGATCAATTGGCGCGGGCTTCTCGGTTGGCTTCTCATCCTGTTCCGTGCGGTCTGCCTTGCTCCACAGGCCACCACAGAACCCAAACCGGAGCGCAGCGTTGCGGATGAAATCGCCCACAAGTTCCTTCACTGCCTCATTCTTTCCCGGCAAGCACGACCCATAGCCCGGACGCCGAACGCCGCACACTGTCAGCCATCCCCACATCCCGATTGGCTGGCCAGCGTCATTCACGACCAATACCGGCTGCCCATCATCGGTGAATCCCATCGGTTCCCAACTCCACAAAGGATCGGTTTCAATTAGTGCCCGGGTGACGTCCGCGTGGCCGACGTACTGAAGTGCCACGCCACCCTTCGGGATGGTGGCCACTAGGTCTGCTGGCGGATTCCACCATTCCTGCAAAACTTCCAGCAGGGCGTGATGGTTCTCAGACCACTCTTGGTTACTTGCGTCAGTCATCGGGCGGCCCTCCACACTCGCACCATGCGGCGGTGGGCCTTGCGCCTGCAGGATGGGCGGTACATGCCATCAGAGGTAATAAGGCCATCCCGGGCCGCTGCGTTGAACACTGCTCCCATGGCGTTCGGTTCGTGGGTCCGAACCCCCAACGGTTCGATCATTGCCCATACGTCATCTGCCGTAAACGGATCGCCGGTTGCTACCAACTGCCGCATAGCCTCCGCCGCTGCCAACTTCCAAACCCTGTTGGCCTTGTCCCGCACATCGGCAAGGATTTCATCCAGTTCATCAATGGTCATGGCGTCCATCTGTTCCCCTTAGTGAATGCCGCTGGCCAACCATTCGGTAAGCCAACTGGTCAGTGTGTAAGTAATCGCGGCAGTGATGACGACTACCGAAACTTCAAAGGCAAATCGCTGGATCATCGTTCCCCGTCCTCGTCTATGAATTCGCATTCCATAGGCGATACATATCCAGTTCCAGAACGTCCAGAACCCCCGGATGGTCGGGGTCTGGCAATACGGTTGGGGCGTTGGGTCGGCTTCCTCCTTTCCACTAACTCCCGAACGGAATCGCGGTCAAAGATCGTTGCCCGCTCCGACTTGTACACGGGTACCAATGTGCCATCGGCGACCAATTGCCCAATGCGCTGTGGGGTCACGCCTAGGATCTGCGCGGCCTCCTTGGTGTTGACCCACGCCACGCCCGCCGCGCTCATGCTGCCACCTCCCAATCGGCAACCGATTCCTTAGCGGCGCGGAACGTAGTGTGCGCGTCCACTTCCGTCCATGTGTATTCCTGCGTGTCACCGATCTGCTCACGAATTGAGATCGTGAAAGGGAACATTCCGGTTCGGGTGTTGTGAATCCTGAACAGGCGTCCGGCGTGACTTGCGCGGTGTCCATCGCTGTAACGGTGCCAATGAATTTCGTGAGCGTTTGCGGTTGCCATCTGTGTTCCCCTTTGTGTGCTTTGCGTAGCGCAAGTGTACAACACAACCTTTCGCTATGTCAAGGCCTACCTCGAAGATCGCAACCCCAACCCCAACCTGCCCGCGACCATAGGCGATTGGCCACGATCATTTGTTGGCGCCATGTGGCATCTCCGGCGGTGTCCGGGTAGCCCTTTGGCTTGTAGGCATCCCACGAAGACGCAGCGAAACCCAGACCGCCTTGGTAGGCCGGTCCGGGGTGATTCCAGCGCACTCCGCCATAGCCTTTCCCGGGCTGCTCGCAGCGCCCAACCTTCAGCCACAGATCGTGATTGGCGGGCGGCTTAGGCGCCGCGGTTGCGGGTACAGCAATGATGGCCAACACGACAGCAGCGGCCCGAATTCCCACGTTCATTTATTCCCCTTTGGTTGCCTCCACAGACTGCCACGAGCGCAAGACGCCTACCAGTGCGGTAAGTCCTGCAGCAATGGCGGCCAGTGCCGTGGAGGGGTTGCCCTGCGCCCACGTTGTGCAGAACGCGGCCAGCACGACCGCTGCACCTGTCAGCCCTGCAATGGTTGACGGCCCTACCTTCGGCACCATGACGACTAATCCTCCCCGATGTAGTCGGTGGGTTCAGCGGGCGGCGGCTCAATTACTTCAGTTGATGGCGGGAGCGTGTCCGGTGCCACGATTAGGCCTCCTTGTAGGTCTTGCGCCACGGGCGGGCGGTTGCCTTATTGGTGTCCTGCCACTTCTTCATTTGCTCGTCACGGATTTCCTTGCCGGTGCCGTGAAGCCACGGACCGAACTGCCAATGCGAATACGTCCCCAACGGACCGGCGCGGAACGCAAATGGGCTGTCCTTCGCTACGCGCACTGCCTGTGTCCACTTGTCCTTATTGGCCGCCGCGAACTTGGCCATTTGGGAATCGCGGGCCTGCGGGGTTGGCCAGCCTCCGTACAACTTCACGCGGGTGTCATCGAATCCGTACCCGTCAACGGTTGCTGCTGGCCCGGGGTCGCCCACATCGGGAATGCTGATTCGCTGCCAACCATCAGACCAAGAACGGACGACGCTGGCAACGCTGTCTTGGTGGTTGCCTTCGATGGTGGTGAAGGTGTTCCCCGGGCCGACGCTGTTCACAAACCCAACGTGCAGACCGGGAATAATGAACAGATCACCGGGCTTCGCCTTGCCGTTCCCCGGGAGCAACCAACCCTTTGACTTGGCCTTCTCCGCCATCACCTGTGTAGACGGATTCACAATGGACTTTGCGGCGGTCTTGTACTTGGTCGCGGCATCGCTATTGGCAACTGCAAACCCAACGAAACACGCGCACCACGGAACCCCGGAAAGACCATAGAGGGCCTGACATTCATCAATCACGGGCGCACCACTGCGGTTCGGCGCACCCTCATGCCCCCCGAGGTATTGCGATGCCTTCCGCAACGTGTACTGGCCATTACTAATCATTTGTCCCCCTAAGTATTCCGCACAAGTTCCAGAATGATGCCAGTGAGGGCACCACCGGCCAACAGCCACACCACGCGGCTGGTAGCGGCCGCACCCTGCAAACGCGCCCGCCACAACTCCTGTTCATACATGCGGCCTTCCAGCGTCCCCAGTCGCCCGTTGGCCTCACGCTGCAAGCCCTCCACAACGCCCACCGCTTCGCGCAGTTGCAACAAATCACGCTTCAGTTCGGCGACGTCGTTAGGACTCATTACGCCACTGCCTGCACGATCAGGTTTCGATACAGGAACTGACCGGTTCCGGCGTTGACCTTGTAGTTCAGCGTAAACGTGTTTGTCCCAGCAGTTAGAGCCGTGTAGATCATGGACCGGTTTGCCATCACTCCCGCACTTGCTCCAGTCGAAGTTGCGAATGCGGATTGTGCGTCAAGTGCGGCCAAAGTCGTCGCACCGGAAACAGAGAACGAAGGCTGAATATTGGCGGTTGCAGTTGTGTTGTATCCGGCAACGGAATATGAAACGAGCGCCGCCGTGCCAGTTGAGAGAGTCACCGAAATCGCAGTGCCATCACCTGCCAGTGTTGTGACGTAACTGGTTGACGACGTGTTTCCCTGTGTGTTTGATCCCGCGCCAACCGGGGTAACGCAAACCCACGCAGAACCGTTGTAAATCGTCTGGATTCCCGTTGGCACTGCCGTGCCTGCGCCAGTTGCTGCCGCGACAGTCGAACCAGTGATGTACGCCCGCTGGCCCTCAAATGGGGACGTGATTGCGGCGTCCCGCAGCGCCTCAGTTGCGTAAATCGGTCCACCTGCAAGCAGGTTGTCGCGGAGCTGCGTGTTGAGCTGGGCGGCCGTGAGGATTGCCCCGGCTACCCACGTTGACGGTGCTGTCCATGCCATTGGGGTTCCTCCTTAGAACGCCAGCAGGTCTTGATCGAGGATGCCGAAAATATCGGAATCCAGAGTGAAGTAGCCGTTGCTATCGGTGCTTTCGAACGTGAACCGTACCTTGTGGCTGCCGGGCACGATTTCATGGCTCACGCCTGAAATAAACACTTTCTGCGTAACAGTCGACGGGCTGCCAGTGCTGAATGACTTGGTGACGCTGGTGATTTCGGAAATGTCTGCGGAAAGCACTAGGTTCTGCTGGTCGGAAGTCAGCGCCGCGAGCTGCGTGACAAGGCCAGTAAATCTCAGCACCGGGTTCTTGTAGCGGCCCAGCAGATAGTTTGCCAGCGCATTGACTTCCGTGCTGGTGCTGTTCAGCAGGTCGAGCTTCGTATATTGCTGCGCCTGGTACAGCGCAATGCTGGTTGCGTCTGAGGCGGTTTCGGGAGACGCGCTGGCCGGCGATTGCGCCTGGATGTAGTTGTAAAGCAGTTCGTCCCCGAAGGCGTTGGTCAGTGCCGAGTACGGAACGCCTGAACCGGTATCGGAGAACGTGAGGCTGCTGACTGGCGCGTTGTAGCTGCGGCCAAGGAACACAAGCGAACCGCTTGCGTTGATGAACAGCGATCCCTGCTCAGACGCTGCAACCAGTTGCAAGTAGTTGAGGACGTTTGTGCCAGCGTTGACAATCCACGCACCGAGAGTGCTGGAACCAGTCTTGATGATGTACGGCCCCTGGTACGACACTTCGGGCCGGTTTAGAACGGCCTCGACGCGGGCACCGCTCAACTGCTCAGTGGGCGTCCACAGGTTCATGTTCTGCTGAGCAAGCACTGTGAAGGCATCGGCGCACGAAGCCGTGTTCACGTCGCCTGCAACTACGAAGTCATACGACAAATCCCAGTCGGTGACGAAGCCCGAGTAAATCTGAACTCCGCCGGCGAATACCTGCACAGGCTGTCGTGGGCCGACGTATGGGTAATACGGGCTTGCCGTGTTGAGCGGGTCGAGGATCCGGTTAGGGTCTTTAAACCGGATTGACGCGGTACCGGCGTTAAACTGCTCTAGCTCACGATTGCGACCCCTGGTGATGCTGACTGACAGCACCTGGTTGGTGACGTCGACCAGCTGGTACCCACCGAGGGTGCCGGTGTCGAGCAGTCCGTAAACAGAGTCGTCGAGCTGAAACGGCTGCCCGAAGCCAGCAGTGGTCTGAAAGCCAACCAGCACCTGAATGGTCGGGGCACTCATGCTGCTGCGAACACCGGGCCGCTGCGCCGCTGCGCCGACTGGATCGCTTCGATGATCTGCTGCCCCACCTGGTCAGGCGACGACACCAGCCCGGCCTGCACGTTGATCGTGATGTTGCCCATGCCCATGCCGCCGGCGCGGTTTAGCGGGATGACGGCTTCGGGCCCGGCTTCACCGACCAGGGCAAGCGTAGGCCGCGTGACAATTCCGCCGGTTGCCAATTCCTTGATTTTAGGAATGTGCGGCACGTCATCAAACGGATTGACCTTGTTCAGCAGGTCAATGCTCTTGTTAATGCCACTAATTGCAGTGTTAAGAGCGCCGATGACCACGTTCACAGCGCCCTTCAGGACGTCTGCAATGCCGCTCCCGGCGGCCTTGATGCCGGACTCGATCCAGCCGAGCAACTTCTCACCGATGGCAACCACGTCATCTTTGATTTCTACCAAGAGGGTTCCTAGCTTCGTTGCGAACCCCTTGATGTTCTCCCAGATCGCGCTGGCAAGGCCAGTGGCACCGCTGGCAACCCAGTCGATCACAGAGCCACCCAGGTCTTTCAGGCCAGTGGCCCACTCAACTGCCAACTTCGCCAGCGCGCCAGGCATCGCCGTGATCTTGCCCCACACCGCTTCTGCAAGTCCGGTGACGCCTGATGCAATGCCGGTGACAATTGACGTACCGATT